TCGTCGGCCCCGCCACCGCTGCGTTGCCGACACCGCCAGGCACCGCCGCCACGCCAAGCCCTTGCGCCGAACTCGCCAATCCGCCTCCCGCCGCGCCGGTCGTTGTCGTCGTCGTGGCCGGGGCCGCCAACGGAGCGGCGGCTGTCGGCGTTTGATTGCGCATCATGGCCTCTTGCAATGCCGTCTGCGTTCCGGGCGGCATCTGACTTTGCTGGTTTTGTTGCTGCATCTGACGCTGGCGTTCCTGTTGCTGCCGCAACATCATGTAATAGGCCAATGGGTCTGATGTCGTTTGCATGTCGCTACCCTCTCAATATCGAGGCCGCGCCAAGCGACCCACCGAGCCCGAATAACCCGCCGAACAATCCGCCCTGTTGCTGCCCCTGCAGCGCCTGCTGTTGCTGTTCAAGCGCCGCGCTGTTGTATGTCGCACCAAGGTAATCAGGCGGCTGTACGGCGGTCTGCGGTGACGGAGCCGCCGCCTGTCCGGGGAGTTGCACCTGTTGCCCGCCCGCAAGGGCTGTAATCTCGTTGATGGGCACCGACCGGCGCAGCAAGGTCTCGTTGATCGCCTGTTGGCGGGCGCGCATCTGCCTGTCTTGTTCGACCTGCGCGTTGATCACCGCCGTCATGCGGGCGTCATTCACGCCCATCTCGAAATCACGCACAGCATTTGATCGGGCTTCGCTTCCCAAGTTGATTCCCTGATTTGCGAGACCGGCTTCGAACCGCGCCCGGTCCTGATCAATCGACGGCTGTAGACGGGCTAAAAGCGCTTCCTCCAAGGCATTGCGCCCGCCCGCTTCCGACGAACCTGGCACCGGGCCGAATTGCGAGAAATCAAGTGGTTGCTCCAACGTCGAGCCGATGTTGTCGAGTTGAGCTTCGCCGATGTCGCCAAGCCGCAAGCCGAGACGTTCCTGCATGTCGAGCAACGCTTGCTGGTTCGGCGTAAGCTCCACGGACGCCTGAAACTGGTTCGGGTACTCGGCGTCACGGAAATTGTCAACGCCCCACGGCTCGCTAACCGTCTGCGTTGCACCGGGGACCGGCGTATAGGTGATGTTCCCGAACGGCGTTTGCTGGTTGACCATGTTGACCCGTGCTTGGGTCAGCGCCGTCTGTACGTTGGCGGCGCCTTGCGCCCGCGCAGCCTCGCGAGGATCAGGGGCCTCGTACCCGCCGCCTTTAGAGCCCATTTTTCCACCGCCTTTCGTACTCGGGCTTGATCATCGAAACACTGACCACGTGTTTTCCTCGCCCGCACCTGTGCCGCAGAACGCCTTCCTTTTTGAAGCCAATTCCGACATCAAATTTCAACGCGCGCACGTTATCGTGTTGCACGTAACCGCATAACGTGTAAACCCCGCAATCATCGAACGGATACGACAGCAGCCGCGCAATCACTCCCCTGGTTGCCCATCTCGGGGTCTCGGATGCAATCGTTACCTCCATTGTTTCGCGCATCGGGTTGAACTGGTGGTAAGCAACGCCCGCCACCAGGCACCCGTCCCGCTCGACACCGATTGCCCTGAATGGCCGCAACCCGTTGCTGCTTTCCAGTCCTGGCACGTTCAACCGCCGCACAATCCACTCGCCGACAAATTCGTCTATGCCGTACACGAGCCCGCCAATGCGAAGCGGCTCAGATAAAAGCGCCTTGTTCATAAATCACGTCAAACCCGATGATGTTTACCGAAATCCCGCTGGATGCGCCGACCATGTGGATGCTTCCCACTGTCCCCTCGCCGCCAATGCCGAACCACCGCGCCAACGTCCGCGTTTCACCGCCATAGACGTCGATGTCGTATTGCGCCGAGTCGTACACCCCGCCGACCGAGCCGTCGTAGGTTGCCGTTCCAGTGGGGGCGTCGTCACTATAGTCCACGTTCATGGCGATAAGCGGGGTCACGTCACCGTCCGTCTGGATCAGCGGCCGCACCATACGAAACGCCTTAACGTGGTTGTTCCTCCCGTAATCGTGGTATGCGGCCCGCATGGTCCAAGGGATGTTGGCCCCGGCGTCGCTCGTCCCGCTCTCCGCTTGGTACACGACCCCTGCGTTGCCGCCGAAGAACAAGCTGCCGTTCATCGTTTCCCAGCAGTTCGCGTTGAGCCCGGTGAACTTCGCCCAAGCGCCCGTCAGCACGTTCATAACGTACTGGTGTTGGGTTGCCCCCTCCGCAACCGGGATGTTGACCAGCGCCATTTTCCCGGTCGAATAGAACATCAGCGACCAACCATAGAGAGCCTTGTAAGCGGCAGACGCTTCCTTGAAAGCGTCCTGAATCCGGTCCGACAGTGACGCGAACGAAGATTGCGACGGGTCCAGCTTCGCCGCCGCCGTAAGCGACACGATTCCGTCCTCGGTGATCATCACGAGATCCGCGCCGAACTTCTGAAGGCAACGCCGTCCGATCGGGCGCGGGAAATTGTACACCCCCACAAGCGCCCATGTGCTCGCCGATGCCGGGTCCGTCCCGGAGTAGACGATCACTTGCCCCTCGGACGAGGCAAACACCGCGTAATCATCAGGTCCCGCGCCGCCGTCGATGGTCCACGACCCCGCCGCCATCAAATAACCGCCCTTGTCCATGAGCGCGCCGAGCGGAAATTCCGCAGCCGCGCCGGCGATGGACGCCACGGGCAAGTACCAAAAACTCGTGCTGTCCACTTCGACAAAGAACAGCCGGCGCTTGTGCGCCATCACGTTAATGAACGTGGACGAGTCGCCGACCGTAATCGAAGGCGTGGTCCATGACGTGCCGTCGAAGTTGCGCACATTATCCGCGCCGTTCGCGATCACGAGGAACGTCCCTCCCGCGGTCGTGAAATTGACGTGTTGCCAGCGCGCATTGGTCAGCGAACTGACATCCGCCGCGCCGACCGCACCCGAACTGGTCACGTCGTAAATCTCTGTCCCGACCGCCGCGAACATCTTGCTCGTGGCCGGTCCGTTCCACGCCATGAGACTGTCGATCGGATTGCTGCCCATGCCGGTAGCGTAGGAAGCGTGTCCGCCGCGCACCCGAACCTTGCCGCGCTCGGGGAACATATTTTCTAGCACCACCGCCCGATCGGGCCTCATGTCCGCCAAAGGTGACACAGCATCCCAGCCATCTACAGGCGCGGGGACGGGGTACGACCTGGAGACGAATTTTCCGCGCCTTTGTGCCGTTGATGCGCTGAGGGGTCCTAAATAGGCCACGACCCCTCCTGTACGCCCGGATAACGCGGGCCGGGATCTGGCGTCCCGCCCATTTGCAGATCAGGCTTGCCGCCGTCCTCAGCGAGCAGTTCCTTGAGGCGCCCTTCAAACACTGCCAGATCCACGGTGAAATCAAACCCCTTCGCGGCCTTGTACTTCCACACCAGCCCGAGTGTAAAAAGCTCCTCGTCAATCCGAGCAACGTCGGTGTCCGCCATCCATGACGCCTGCGCCGTGCCGTCCGCACTCTCGCAGAAATTCTTGCTGATGTACTCGAATGCGTAGGTGTCGCCCGCCGTTGGCGTCGGCGCGAGGAGCACGCTGTTGCCGCGCCGCCTCCAAATGTCGTAAACCGTGGTAGATATGACGCTTTGGTTGTATTGCCAGTATTGAGGCGTTACCGGGCCGCGAACCTCTCGGCTCTTGGTCCGGTTGAACATCGTCCGGTTTATGAAGTGGTCGAAGTCCGTTGGGATAACGCCGGATTGTTCCGTCGTGGCCGTCGCCGTGAACGTCTTTTCGGTCTGCAACACCTGCCAATTGCCCGCTGCGACGATCGTCCTGCCCACGTCCTCCATAAGCTCGCGGAGTTGCTTTGTCGTCGCGTCCGTGGCGGAAATGACCGTCGCCGTGATCGGCAGGTCAAGCCGCGCTTGTGCTGATTTGACGATCGTTAGGAGGCTCATCGTCCGACTTCCACGCCGAGCGTCACGAGGGCCTGCGTGACCCTCGTTATGTTGTCGTCAATGTTTGCCGCCACCCAATCTCGCAACTCTGCTCCACCCGCTGCGTCCTTGTCCCCGTCAAACACGACGGTTTTCGTTCCAATGACAACGGAAACCTTGGTCGGATCAACGTTCTCGATGGACGAAGCCTGCCGCTCAAGGCGGTCAAGCTCTTGGGCCAAGTCGAGGGCGTTACGGAGCTGTTGGAGCGTTATCGGCATCTTCGTCTTGGTCCTTCGCCTTAGGCGGTCTGCCGCGTTTCGGCTTCATGGCGTCGATTTCCCCTTTCATCTCCCGCATCCGGGTTATCAACTCGTTTCGTTCGGCCCGCAGCGCCCGCACTTCCGCCGCCATCTCGGCCATTTCGACCGCCGACTTTCCAACGTCAGCCGATGTTTTGAGCCAGGATTGCGCCTGGTCGCGGAGACCGCGTGCGCCCATGCCAACCCGGTCGCAATCGGAGTCCGTCATGCCAGCGACATCCTCGACCGTGCGGAGATTGAGAAATTGCAGGTTCATGACTTGTGCCGGCGAAATAAGCGGCCACATGGCGAGGGCGGTTCCTTCCACGGGCATCTCGCGGGTTTCGCGCCAACGGTCGTACATCTTGTCCGCCAAGCCCCAGATTTCCGGCGCCGCGCGCTTGCACCTCGGCACGGTCATCCGGTTTTGCATACCGTTTGACCCGCGCTTGGTCCACACAACATAGTCGACGTCATCGTAGACGTTGTGCCCCTTTGCCGCAGTCTTTTCGGCATTCAACTTCGGCTCGGTCGTGAACTCGATATAAACGTTCGGCGGCTCGCTACGGGCCGTGGATTGCGGATTGTTCGGGTTCTGTGTGTCTGCAAAGCTCACGCTGCTACTCCACTGTTAATGGGCTGGTTTGTCTGCGCCGCAACCCAATCGCGCAAAAGTCCTTTTCCGTGGATGCTGATCTCGCATCCGACTTCGGCCAAATCGTTCGCAAGTGGCAGGAATTCCTGTACTTGTCGGAACATCCACGCCGCGCCGAAATAAGTGATTTCCTGCCCGTTGACGACGAGGCGGGCATCCCGGATCTTGTCGCCATCGTTCAACCGTTGCTCGTAAGCGTGCCCGTCCCCGGCGATATAACAGCTATCCATGCCGTAGACGTGGATGACGCGGAAACCGGACAACCCGGCGAGCGCGATGGATATGAGGCCAACCGTTGACCCCACGTTGCCGATGGCGTCCAGCTCGTACATGGTGACGTTGGCGCTCGAGAGGCGCCGAAATACCGCCCGATCGCACTGCGACGCCACAAGGAACCGCTTGGCCTTCGACCCGTCCACAAAATCGACATTATCGGGGCGAGCATCGACAATGACATGGACATCGGGAATAACGCCTCGTTCCTGCAAAAACTTGGCGCTCCCGTTCATCGCCCAGATTTCGCAATTCCCTTGACCGTGGAACTTGATAACGTCGTCAATTGTCGTTTTCAGTGAAGGACCCCCAGCCACGATACACACTTTTTTGTCGTGAGCCTTCGCAACATCGAACGTCGGCAAGCCCAACATGTAAGCGAATTTCTTGTTTTCCGACAGCTTTTCGTCAACCGTGTTGCAATACGCCTTCACCAGCGCCTCGCTCATCGGCTCGTCGGCCCATGCCATTTTCATCCAGTGATCATCAACATCTTCCGGCTTGGGGTATCCGTGGAAATAGACGACCCGCGTATCCTGCAACGGCGGCGCGCCCCGCAACGCCTTGTAGCTCTCGAAAAACCCCGGAAATTCGTGCTGCCAAAACCCGCGATTGTGCACGACCTTTGCGATAAGCTGTTGATCGCCCTCGGGGTAAACCGTGTCATCGGGCCGGCCGGCGCGCATGTACTTGTCCCAGATCTCGCCGAACTGACCAGCCCGCCAGGACATGATCCCGCTGCACCAGCCGCCGCGCTCGAACGGGTTTTCAAGCCCCATCAGCGCATCGCCGTCGTAAGCGAGCATCGGGTCGATGTTGCCGACGAACAC